GGGACGTGGATACTTACGAGTTGATTCCGGTTACGGATGAGATAAAGGCGGATGCTGCAACACAGGAGCGGATTGATAAGCTGATGGAGACGGTTGATACGAATTATCTGTCACATTTTGGATATACAAAAGATCAGATTCTTGCGGAAAATGATATTGAATTCAGCAGTGTGGATGATATGTATAATGAGCATGAGGAGCTGAATCTCGGAGACATCATGTCTGATGCATATGTGTATGCGGTGGAAAATTCCGAGTACTACGACGGTGATCCGGTCGATGTGGCGGTTGTTCCGAGCGGAACAGTACGTGATACTTATACAAAAGGGAATGTCACGGTCGAACAGGTCTACAATTCATTTTCACTTGGAATTGGGAAGGATGGGCTGGCGGGTTATCCGCTGATCAGTGCTTATCTGACAGGAAAAGAATTGAAACTTGTGGCGGAAATTGATGCGTCTGTTTCAGATTTTATGACGATTGCCAGACTTTATTGTAGTGGTCTTAACTTTACATACAATCCGCATCGCATGATACTCAATAAAGTGACAGATTGCTATCTGATGAAAGCTCAGGGGGAAGGAAACAGAGAAGAGATAGAAGATGACAAGCTGTATCATGTGGTGACAGACCTATATACAGGGCAGATGCTCGGTGCTGTCATGGACACATCTTATGGACTGCTGTCTATTACGCCGAAGGACAAAGATGGAAATCCAATCG